CTGCTTGGTATCCACGAGCAGAACTAGTTGAAAAACTATTACCTACTTGTAAATTATCCCCGTAGTCATAATTACCCGGAGTATTATACTCACCAAAAGCAAGTTTATGAGCGTGTCCTGCGTCTGTTACAGTAGAAGTAGCAGTATGGGTATGGCTTACTACAGTAGCGTTAGCAGAACCACCAGTACCACCTACAGCGTAGGTAGACCCTGCACCTACAACAAACTTATCCCGTAGGTCTGGAGTACTGTTAGAACCGTTACAGAGTACCCAGCCAGTAGGAATAGAACCTACTGAGCCAGACCAGATCATGATCATACCAGAAGGAACAGCCGCTGCTACCGCTGTAGCAATAGCCGTGGTCACAAAAGCTGTAGTAGCTATTTGAGTAGTATTGGTTCCTGCAGAAGCTGTAGGGCCTGCTGGAGTACCTGTAAAGGTGGGGCTGTTTAGGTCAGCTTTAGACGAGATAGCAGAAGCGATAGCGTTATACTCTGTATCAATCTCTGTTCCCTTGACAATCTTAGCTGGGTTACCTGTGGATAAGCCATCCTTGACAGCAAAGTTAGTAGCTTTTACATAGTTACTCATGCTTGTTTTCCTTGTTTAATATATACATCAATCCGCTGAATAGAGATAGGATTGCCATTGATCTCTGCCTCTAGACCAATCTGCATAACAGAGCCTGTACCGCCAGCCTGTATCTTAAACTTGTCCAGTACAATACCATCTGAAAACTCAGCAATATTGTATTCCCCTATATTATACTCGTAAACTGTTGAATTGTCAAGTGTTTTTGTAAAAGCAAAGTAATTTTCGTTATAATCAAAGCCCCACTTGACAGCTACGTTCTGGTTAGAACCGCCAATAACCACAAATCCAATCTGTTTCATGATCTTTTCTATGGTAGGTTTCTCAAAATCAAAGTAGTTTGTGTAGTAACTAAACCGATACTGAGACCCGTTATCTGCATGCCCAAAGTACTTACCTATATATCCGGGTTTACCAAGGTATAAGTCTTTAGAGTTAGTAACAATAAATGCTTTTGGTTCTATGACGCTCCAAGTAGTAACCCTAGCTGCTCCATCCTGAAGAGGAGTCCTCATATCAAAACAGTAGACTACCTTAGTAATAGGAAGACTAAGTAGGTAGAAAGCGTCCCTGTCATAGTAGACAGACTTGATATTAGCCGCTGTCTCAGAGGCCACGCTAGTCATCAGTTCATCCCGTACATTCTTAGAAACATCCCGCATAGGCAAGGACTTCTCTTGGATAACCCGCTGAAGGCTTCTAACCCCAGAATCGGACAAGAAGATAATATCCGTACCAGTACTCTGAACGGAGTCCCTAGCGATACAGCCCACATTAGGAATATAGTCTTCTAAGGTCAGTGTTGTGACATCGATTGGATTAGCATAGACAGCAATATTATTACGACCAAAGATAATAAGGAATCCATTGTGCGCTGCAATAGCCACTATCTTGTCCGTGTTAGGGAAGACAGAGTTTAAGAGTTAGGAGCAAAGTCATTAATAGAATACCCTAAAGGCATTGTACCTATATCACCAAGTCTTTGGTATCCATATGAGCCTGTGTGGGAGTGTGGGTTAGCAGTGGTTGTTACTGTGCTGGTAAGAGAATTAGATACTGAGTAACCAGCACCGCCAGTAGTAATCGTAACAGTAGCTACACCTGTACCAGACAAAGTAGCCACAGTCACCGTAGCAGCGGTGGTTCCACCAGACAGAGTAAGAATATCTCCTACATTGTAGCCTGATCCAGCAGCAGTTACTGTCAAGCCAGTGATAGCGCCGCTAGAAACAGTCGAGACTGTAAAGGTAGCGCCAGTACCCGGAGTAGCCATGCGATGATAGATCAGCATTGGATGACCAGATTGTACTAGGTATGCGTGGGGTTCTGCAGAAGAACCATCACCATAGGGCAGAGCAGCCCCTTGCCAGTTGTTGCCAGTAATCGTGTATGTTAGGTCTGCACTGTTAGCCTGATTACGCACAGTCTTGGTAGTCATAGTTGTAGTACCAGTAAACAATCTATTATTACCAGCACTTAAGAACTGACTAGATCCATTATCAGTTAACTCAAACATAAACTCTACTGGGTTAGCAGCGCCTAAGTCTGTGTTAACTGCTGAGTTTACAGGTGTCCACCCACGTCTAGCACCAATACGACCATAACGGTCAATAACGCAATTGTTAGCCTCTAGTGCAAAACCAGAAGATAAAGATACCGCAGACTCTTGGATGTTTAATCCAAAGAATCCCGGTGCTGCAATACTAGCGGTTTGCGAAGGAGAAGCCATTAGACAGCATCCCAAGTAAATTCATCTGGATAATGATTACCTTCATTGGCAACATGGTCTGCTAAAGAAGTTTGATATAAACCATAAGCTTCCGAACTGCTTAGTCCACCATCTTCACCACGTTCTGCTAATGCTTTAGCATATGCTAAAAATATAACAGGTTCTGCTGGTACTTTAAGTTGAGTACTATTTGATGATAGTTCTGCTTGTGGTTTAATTATGTTAAAGTTAATAGTGTATGTTCCGTTTGGAATTGGATATAGGTCTACTTGAGTATCTCCATTTGAATCTACTCCATTAAAGTTAAAGTAACGAGGAGAACCTAACTCAGGAGCTTGATTTAAAAACCAATTGTTCATGTCGCTAGTAGAAGCATTCTCTAAGAACCAATCACTTGTGTCATTTAAAACATCAAAGACTCTAAATCGAATACCAGCGTCAGTCATCACATAGTTAAACAGGTTAGCTGTAGTAGAGACAGTAAGAGTCTCCGACAAAGCGTTCCAGTTGTAAGCATCTTCTACCTGTCGCTTAGCATCATTAACAAACTTACTAATTAGTTTTGAGTAGGCGGTATCATTTACTGAAGTAACCTCGTTCTCACGAAGTCTAATCAACACATCGTTGACAAGTTCTAGATAAGTTTTGTTAGCCATTTAACAGTCCCATTTCCTTAGTGCTAATGCTTTGCGAGTTGGTCTACCCTTCTCATCTTTCATAGGCCCCGGCACACCGCTCATACGAGCACAGAAGGACTTCCTGCGTCCTGCCTTTTTAGGAGACTTAGCAGCCTCTTTAGCAGACACGGGAGGCTT